TTAAGAGGTTCGAGAGAGCCGAGAAAAAGAAAATGCTACTGGCAAATATACTTTGTTTAAGTGCGGTTGGTCTGTATGTTTGCGCTTGCATTCAACTAGTGGGGGCTTACCTATGAAATATGTTGTAGTTTGGTTTACTGACGCGGGGCAACACGCCCTGCGCTTTCCAACCCTTGAACAGGCAAATAAGTTTAAGGATATTTTAATATCTGATGAGCATGACGAAATATACGTATCAGAGGTTATAAGCGAGGTTAAAAAGTGACCCTGTAGGGTATCATACCCTTACCCATTAGACGCGCTTAGAAATCCCTCTAGGCGCGTTTTTTATACTTCCAAGTATAGACTTGCCTACTTGCCCTGGTATTTATCTCTGAGGTAATTCATAGAGACTGGTAATTCATCACAGCTACCATCTACAACCTCATTGAGTATCCAAATACCACGCCATGAGCCATTGGTTTGAGCAGTCAAATAATCCTCATCATGTTGGTAGTAAATACCTGAGAACAAGCCCAACATATTCTTCCCATCAGCCCTGCGACCATACGCTATATCCCTATCTTGTATATGCCCGCAGACACAACTCATATATTTTTTGGTGAGCATTGCTCTTGCCGAGCTACAGGGTCTACCCATGATGCCTGATGTGAAGTAATGACTGTAAGCTATCCCATCTATGACTGCGACATCGAGAAAATCATACACTTCAAACCCAAACTCATCTAACTTGAAATCATCATAGCTAATCAACCCCTCAAGTTTTTCATCGGCTTCAATAGCGCGTTCAATTCTTTGCTCATGGTTTCCGAGAGTGTAGACCATTCTTGGACTCCATTGCTTTTGCTTATTTTTAATGAGTCTTTTCTGTTCCTGCCTGATGGGATCAATAAACGCTTCCATTGCCCTGATGCCTGACTCAATATCTGCGGTGTATCGTCTACCTGCAAATGAGCGCGAGCCAACGTCAAAGCGTGAGAGGCTTGGCATATCAAAGTGATCGCCCAAATGAACGATAACATCAGGTTTTTTATCAGCAGCATATAGCCCTGCCCATCTAAGATGGTCAATAGGTTGGTTGGGTTTAACTTGGGTATCAGGTATTACAAGATGCTTGGTCATTCTCTTACCTCGCGGTGCGAATTATAATGTTTAAATATTACATTTCAAATGTTGTTTATTTATACAGTATATACCAAATTTTAATGGTTCGTTGCGGTTACTGGTGAACCAATCCAGTTACACAGGCTTTCGCCCTAACCTAGAGGAGTATTAGTGTCGCGAATGCTAGTATTACGCACCCGCAAATTATGATTAACTCAGAGCGTTTAAACGTGCATTCAGTCTTGAGCCACGCCATCACGCCTTGCTTTGCTTCTTCTAGTTCTTCTTGAGCCTCATCAATAGCTTTATCTGCTAACTCATGGGCTTCTTCAATCGCTTCTTTAATCTTCTTCTTAGGCATCATTCACTCCTTAAAATGGTACATCTTCAGATAGGAAATCATCTTGCTTCTTAGCCTGACCGCCCTCAGTGTAGATAACTTTTACATTACCTAGAATGGGTGGTCTTTCTGCACCTGACTCGCGCTCTTCTTTATCCTGAGACTGTGCAATGAAACCATGATTGCCATACTGATCTTCTTCAGTTGGGTTGATAAAGGTAGTCAGGTTTACATACTTAGCCACTGACCCATCTTTTTTAGTTACTTCTTTGATGCGTGACTTATCAATCTTTGTCACATCTATAGATACTGAAACACCTATTTTACTCACGTTAAATTCCTCACTTCTGATTTGATTTCCTCTACGGCTAAGCTAATTTGCTCTGCCAGTTTTGCAATGAACTCTTCATCGCGCTCAACCCTTACTACAAAGGGCTTCATATCAGGATGGTAAGACATAAAATCCCACCATTCTCTGCCTGTAATATACAAGCAACCCTGTACCTGTGCATAATGCTTACTCGGACATACGCCCTTTCTACTCCATGCTATATGGTTCTTTGGGGCAGGGCATTTAAACTCTACCCCACCATCATCATTAACTAATCCATCAGGGCTACAGCCAAACTCTCCTGAGTCATCTAGTATACACCCTACTTCTTCTACGTCAACACCTATCATAAACTCATAGGTTGCTCTGGCTTCAGGCTCTAACTCTACGCCTCTCTGCATCCACTCATTCACATAGATAGGCTCACGCTCCCCAGTTATTCTTTCTGCAATCATCTCACTGATATAATCATCAGCAGATGCACTAGGCTTCCCTGCCGTAGTGACTAACTTTGAGAACTGACTAGCACTAGGTCTTCCTAACCTAGCGTCTAGCCATTCCTGTGTACCTTGTTCAGCTTCCAGTATTCTCAAGTTTCTTCTCCAGCATAGACAATGCTCGGTCATACTGCGCTACTGATAACTCATCAACAGTCTTGCACTTGAACACCTGACAAAACTTCTTAACATCGCTCTCTGTTTTCTCAAGCAACTGTTTTAACTTAGCTGATTGTATCTCACTAATAGGTGTATCTGATACAGCTAGTGGCAGGTCTTCCCCTGCGTATATGTAATGACCCAACCCAAACATAGCTATACACTTAACTAAGCATCGCATTCTAGCATCACTCACATCTCTTGATGTTGGGTTTACAATAGCCTTATTCCTATGATCCATCACAGGCAACCACATACGCCTAGTGATACCCTCGATAGTCAACTCTACCTCTACCTCTACAGTCCCATTGGAGTCTACATTAGGCTCATCGTAAAAGTAACTAGCTTCAGGGTAATACTTCATCAATGTACCCCAAGCGTAAGCCCATGAAAGGTAACTCAAGTTACCCTTCTTTTCAATATGTTTTGATACGTCAATCGCTGACAGTGTTGTCCATACATTACTCATTATGCACCCCCTAATATTTCTTGAAACTGTTTCTCACTATACCATGTTGCGTTAGCTTCTTTAGCATACGCATCTGCATAGCCATTATAGTAGGCTTTTGGCTCGCAGTCACGCGCAGGGTATCCATGCACACAGTCGAACTCGCCTTTTTCATAATCATTTAACTTATTTAAATCAGACATATCTATACTCCATTTGTGTAATGTGTTCTTCAATATATTCAACAGTGTTGTTGTTGAACTCCGCCATGCAAGCCTCAACTAGCCTGCCTATCTTATCATAGTTTTGCTCAGATAAAGCCTCTAAAACCTGCTTCTGATAACTTTCCATAATATCTAAATCACCTAAATGCTCACCAATAAAAGCTCCATGCAGTAAAATAGAGTCATCACGCAACAAATCTATAGTGTATTGCCACGCAGTATCTTCTATTTCTTTACTGGTGCTGTCCATGTTTATCAAAGGGAACTGTGTCTCTGCTTTGCTGAAGTTATACTCTTCAAATATGATTGGTCTATCCATTTTGCTGTCCTCTTTTGTGTATGTGAGATTACATATTAGTCAATGTTTACACCCATGTCAACAAAAAGTTGCAATTTAATTTACATTAGTGTATGATGGCATTTCACAAACACAAATGAGGCAGTAGTAATGAGTAAATTTTTACAGCAAATCCATAAGCGTATGGGCAAAAAGAGAATGCAGTTTGTCAGCAACATAGAAGACCATGATGTAATGATTGTTGATTTAGAAGACGGTTACGTTAATCCGAATCAAAATGAATTTTCGTGGGTATATGGAAACGATTGGGAAAGCCCGCTTTATGTTGTTTTCGATGATTTAAAATACTGGCTAGACTGCGTTGTATATGACCCAGAGCATTGGGAAATAATGACAGGCAACAAGATGCCTAAATAGGAGACAACATGGACATTAACAAATCGCTAGACTTTTATATGACTACACACCGCATGACACAGGCTGACATAGCAAGAGAGGGTGGACTGTCCCCTGCTACTGTTAGTTTGATAAAAAACAACCATCGTGATCCAAGCTGTGCCACTCTAGTAGCATTGTCTGACCTATTCCAAGTACCAGTCAGCGAGTTTATCAGGGCAGGTGAACATGGATAAGAAAGGCTACTACGCAATCATCCCTGCTAACGTCAGATACGATGAGAGCCTAACACCTAACGCCAAACTTTTATATGGTGAGATCACTGCACTTTGCAATGAGAAAGGAT